ATTAGTTCCTCATCGGTCAAGTTGTCATAGTTCATCGAAGCTCCATAAAGTTAAGTAAGTTTCCGTCATCGTCAGTTGTGAACCAAATGATGTTGTCAGGCGGGGGCACCATCACGCGCTTCAAATGCCCACCCACCGTTGCAACATCCCTAATCCTCGCTAGCCAATCAGGTATGTCTTGTATAAGACCGCGAGATGCCACCTCATGCCCATCCCGCCACCGCTTGAGTGTGTAGTCACCATCACGTTCTTCGTATCTACATTCGTACATTTCGTTTTGGTTGTGATACCCCAGTTTGTTTTCTAGCATGCGTTGCGCATCAGAAAAGGCTCGCTCGTTTCTCACGTCATATCCTTGCTCTTCCAATACTGTTTGTATATCAAGATACTTGCCCTTCATCTTCCCCATCGTCAACCCCCCAATCAAAGGCACCAAGGATTTCGTCCACCTTGATTTTGGTCAGTGCCCGAGTGCTATCTTCTTCGCGCAATTCCTTAGGTGTTACCCCAGACAATACCTCCTCAAGCTTACGCGAAGCTTTCGTCAACGCAGGATCTCCAGTTATATTCATTACATGCAATAACTCGCACAACTCCACGGCATTGGTCACGGTTGTATCGTGAAACGTACGCTTCTTGCCATCCTCATCGACAGTCAAGCGGTCACTCAACTTACTGATAGCGTTATACAAACGAGTCCATGAGTCTTGGTTCGCTGCCTTGAGCTTGTTGTCAAGCTTGACTTCGTAGTCTGCGATCAGTTGACGTTGTACCTCGCTCTCTACATCAAGGCGGAAGTCACCGCCAGTAGGCAGGGGAGTGAACGATGCCTCCATACGGAAACGCTGAGCCACCTTGCCCCTGCTTGGGTACTCGTTGCGATCAAACAAAGTGCCAAGTTGGAACGCCGCACCTGCTACGAGTGTCTCGTACTTGTCCAAGAACGCATCGACGAGTCTGTCGAACTCAATGCGGTGTCTGTTCATCACCTTCTGATACTCAAGCAAAGCCGCAGTGGGCAGAAGCCTTGCACCTTGGTCGTTCCATGGGAGTGTGAGTTTGTAGTGCTCGGCACGGGCACGGGCTTGGAACTTGGTGATAGCTTCTAACTCTTTGCACTCAGCAAACAAGTTCTTGTATACCGATGCCGCCTTCTTGGAGCCTGACCCCTTGGCGTTAGTGACCTCGGCTTGCGTACTCTTGTCTTGCTTGCGACCCGAGTAGACCGCAATGTTTAAGTCCACCATCATGGCGGAACGCGCAACGCCTGCAATAGGCTTTTGTGATTCAAGTGTGTAGTAGTTCATGATTAAAGTCTTAAGGTTAAGAGTTTCTGTTTAATACAATTTTCTTTGTTTCGTCTTCTAACCTTGCGGCTAGCTTGATGGTGTCAATAAAATCTTGACTCACTGGTGCCACAGTGAATAGCTCGTGCCCAACAATTGGTTTAATCGCGGGGGTGTATGCGTTCTGATAGCCTTGCGTGCCTTGGTTGTTGCCCACATGAATTTCCGTTAGATGTTCGGCAAAAGACAACGTGTCCACAATGGTCTCAAGTTGCTTTGCATCTAACAAAATATGATTTCCATTTATAGTTAACTTAAACTTCACATTCTTCTCCTTCAATTTCAAACGTTACTTCGTTGCACTCACACGATTCGATGAACGATTCTTCACTAGTGATGTGCTCGTACTCATCCCGCAGTTTGTAATACATCTCTGACATGAACCTTTCACACGTCGATTTGATCTCAGCTTCTACGTCCAAAAAACCGGATTGATCTTCAACCAACTGAACCCATGTGTCTTTGTCTAGCATGTGAAAGATACCGCATGGGTCAGTGCCCCACCACGATTCGTTCAGGTTAAAGTGCACGTATTGCCCACGATTACCTGTGCGTGCAGATACGTAGCTACCGTCCTGTTTGCATGCAAGGTATAAAGCGGGGTACTGCTCTGCGTACTGCGGGTTAGCTTCCATCCACTCATGCACAACTGTATGCCCATCGAAGCTTGCGCCATCGCTTTGTGAGTACCCAATATCCCAGTAGAAGTTGTCGACCTTGATGCCCTCGCACTTCATCTCAGCCTCGTAGTTATCCTTGATCCAGTCAGCCCAATCGTTGTGCGGGGCGTACTCCATCCATGCCTCGTACTCTTTTTTGAACCGCTTGGGATCAAGCTCTTTAAGTTCGTTTGCAGTTACGTCTCTCATAAGTTCACCTCTATTGATCGTGTTACGTACATGTAGCCTTCGGCATCACCTGTCCTATCGTCTTCTACGTCGTCGTCCTCTTCACCAAGACGAATAAACTCGTACTCATACTCAAGCTCATGAGCCTCTTCTAAAAATTTAATAAACCTAGTCACTTCGGGATACGAGTCGTACCATTTGATTGAGTTGGCATCGAACTTAAGTACACGATGTTTGTCATCCCAAGTGAAGTAGTCGTCGCTCCAATAGTCCAACACATCCTTAAACGTGGTGTTCATTAGCGTCTTGAGCTTGTCGTAGTTGAGCAGGTTATGCTCACCCCCTGCAGGGTAGATGAGCGCTTTCACATCTGATCTGTATCCCATAATATTCTCCAAAGTCTTAAGGTTAAGAGTTACGCTTCGACACGAATCGTTGTACCGAACGGTGCAACTAAGTCGGATGACACCGCCCACAACGTAGGCACATCGGTCTTGCCCCAGTCACCTACATAACCATCGGTAAACTGCACAATGGCTTGAGGTGTGATGCGTTGTTCACGCAAGTATTCAAACAATACCGAACCATCGGTGCCACCACCGCCCTTAGGTTTCAAGTCCTGTACTGCGAACTGACCTTCCTCAAATGTCTGATGCCCTGCGATTGCGGTATCCCAATAGATCACATGTACCTTGGTTGGTTTAATGTCTTCAATGATGGTCTTGATCTCAGATGCAAATACAGTCATCTCATGCCCACCGAAGATTGAACCCGACGTGTCGAAGCCAATAACAAGTTCTGTCATAGTAGTGCCGACCATAGAGGGCATGTAAACGTCGTAGCTCAAGAACCTACGATTAGGCTTACGCCATGAAGACTCGTCACGACCCGCGCATGTCTCGGTAATGAAGTCACGCAATACTTTCTTCCAGTCGATCTTGGGTTGCAGTAAGTCACCGAACGCACCATCTTCGTTACCCGCACCTTTACCCGCCATCTTGCGACGGATGATCTCGCCCTGCCGAATGGCTCGTTGTATCTCATTGGCGCGCTCGGCATCCTTAGTGGGATCACCGCTTGTTGCGTTTTCCCAGTCATGCTCATCAAACCCTTGCTCACCACTACCACCTTCGCCCTCTCCGCCTTCCTCTTGCTCTTGCTTGAGGTCTTCGAAGATTTGCTTGACTGACCATCCACGATACTTAGCATCAGGTTGAACGCCAAGCGTAGGCATCTTGATGAACCCCTCGCCTGCATCCATATCTACTAAGGATAAGTTAACGAAGTGATCTGCTGCGATGTTGGCTAACTGCGCATCTTCCTCATGCAATACCTGCCATACCTGCAAGTGACGATACGCTTTGTGCATTGCCTCATGCAAGACTAGGAAGCGTAGCTCAGGGTCAAGCTTCATGTGTTGGTCAACGAAGTCGGGGTTGTAGATCACATCCCATCCGTTGGTTGCCGCAGTAGGTACATCGTCGCCTACCTTGACTTTGCCGCATGCAAGGATACTGCCGAACGAGCAGAATGTTTTGTGTTGCATGATAGCAATGTGTGATTTCTTGATTCGATCTTGTACGTTCATGGTTTTCTCCAAAAGTATTAAGCTTAAGATTTTTAAAAAGCGTGTGTTGTTGGGACGAGGTGCTCTGTGTTTTCATCTAGAAACGAAGCTAAGCGTTCTGCAAACTCAATCTCCTCGTTTGTGCGCTCTCTAAGAAACGTCTGAGCGATCTGTTGTCTGAGCTTAGGTTGCCTCACAATCAGGTAGTGCGACCCCAACACCTCAGGGTTGCCTGCGGCTTTAAGCTTCTCTACGTTCTCTAAGTGCCTGCGGTCAATCGTTTTGTAGAACTCATCACGCGATGGCTTGTATCGCCCCTCACCAATGTCGTCGTAACCCATCTTCTGCAAAGTGCAGTCAGCCTCAAGCATGCCGAGGATTTCTGAGGACACATCCGCAGTAATGGGACGTGGCGTATGTAGCGTCATGTAGTCAGTCTCTTGTTTGACAAAAATAGTAGGGCGTTCACCCGCTAAACCAAACACCATCTGCCGTACTTTCTTGGTCTGACTTGACCACCCACCGTTGTGCAAGCCTGATGCAATACTCTTGCGCACCATGTTGCGTACAGTTCTAGTCAAGCGTGTTGGGTTAAATGTTGCAACTGTTTGCACTCCGGGAGTTTGCAGTTGTCTTGCAATGTCGTACATGTGGCTCATGATTGTTTCCTTAATAGTCCAGTTTGTAAGTTCCATGCGTCCTTAGACTGCACGTTGTTTTGTAGTGGGCGTTGGTACGCCTTGCCGATTCGATTCGGATGCCAGTCTTTCTTGACGATGACAATCGTCTGTCCGTTAGATGTTCGTTCTACGATAAGCATTACGGTCTCCAATAGAATAAGTCAAGGACTAGCACGATGAGTGCTAGGGCTATGATGAGTCGCCAAAAGCGTTCGAATGTAGTAAACATAAAGTCTTAACCTTAAGAGTTTGGGTGGGGTTAAAAGAATTTACCGAGCTTGGCGGCTTGCGTTGTGAACTTACGGCTACCGCATGCCATGCCTACCTTGGACTTGTTAGATGCAAGGGATGTGATAAAGAGGGCATGTGCCTCGAACGATTCGTTAGCCATACGATCTGAGTAGTCCATCACTGCGTCAATGGTCTTGGCATCGACCCGCCCAGCCAACATAAAGGCAAGAATAAACAACGCACCGGCACTGCTTGGAACCTTAGCCTTGAACGGGTCTTTCACAATCGTCTCGAACAATGGCAGTTGATCTGCTAAGTTAATGAGCGCATCCATATCACGGGCGGCTGCTTCACCCACAGTACCCGCTAGTGCAGGCAGGGTCGCATCCCCGAGGACGTTACGCATCTTGATAATGTTGGATGCTTTCTCAAGCGAACGAGGTGAGCAGTATGCTTTCACGTTGCCCGTCAGGGGGTTGAATATGTATGGGTTCTTAGCCTTGGGGTCAAGGTCAACGTAGCAGTCGAACACTTGCGGGTATTGCTTGGCAAACGCCATGATCTCGGGCGCTATGCTATTGTCGGACGCCCACTCAAGCCACTGGTCTGCGGTCGGGTTGCCCAATACAGTTACAGTCATGCGGTTATAGGCATGGGCAGGGATGTTGTCACCCACGCCATCGGTATCGAGGTTGGTTGTTGCAAATACGATTGACCCAGTAGGCAGGGGCACGTCACCCACTCGGTGTTCGAGAATGGTTGGCAACAACATGTTCATCACAGGACGCGATGCTTTACCCAACTCGTCAAGCATAAGTATGACGGGTCGAGTCTGATTCTTACCTACACCAAAGCGCACATTGGGTGCATACGATGTGGTCATGTTCTCTCGGTCAATGACAGGCATAGCCAAATCACCGAGGTCTAAGTTTGCGCAGTCGATGTAGCACACCTGATAGTCAGGCATCTCACGACCCAGTGTCCCAAGCAAGGACGATTTGCCTACACCGGGCTGACCCCGCAAAAGGATGGTGTTTGTCGTACCGACGTTACGGATGAGGGTAGCGGCTTGTGAGAGGGAGAGGTTTAACATTTGCATTTTGATTTCCAGTTGAATAAAAGGTTTGAGAAAATTGAAAGTCTTAAGGTTAAGAGTTTATACAAATAGGCTTGCGCCCCGCTTACAGCACATAGGTCTCAGAACGAGACACAACGTACATGTCCTTTTTGCAAGCTGCCATGATGGTTGCCCAACATGCTTTTGCATTTGATTTCTCGACGTATTCGTAGCCACCACCGTTTTTAAATGAGTAACAACGCTCGAATTTACTGCGAGCGATAATCATCTTCCATGTATCGGCTCGTGCGTTATCGGAAAGGGCATCGGGTAGTCTTACGCCAAACATTCCGAAGTTGTCGATTGCCATATCATCGGGTGTAGCTACGGCATACAGCAAGGCGTATGCGTCCTTGAACCCTGACTCTTTTATGTCATCGGCAAATGCTTTGGTCTCGACTTTATCTACACGCTTTTGCTCAAATGCTTGAAGTGGCGTGAGGATTTCGCCTTGCTCGTTGAGAATCATGCCGTCATAGTAAGAGTAACGCTTACCATCCACACGAAGCACGGGCTGCGAATAACTGAGGATGCTCTGCTTGTACATACATACACGTACCCCGTCGAAAAACATCGAAAGGGCATCGTTCAACCTAATAATTGTGGTGTTGTGGGTGTGGTAGCCGTTCGTGTCGATCAGCACGCTACCATCGGGGTGCGCAGTAATAATGTCGGTGTTGTACATGCGGATGCGCATCTTACCCTCGGCATCTTTCATTACGCGGAAGTGGCTCATCTCTCGGCGTGTCTTGTCGGCAGGGGCATCGCCCTTGTTCTTGCCACGCTTATACATGTGGCGCTCAAGGTGCATTGAAAGTTTGGTGTACATGTTCATGATAGTTTCCTTTAGTCTTAAGGTTAAGAGTTTTATGTTGTTCTCTTGGGGTTGAGTTGCATCAGGGTTGCTCGGTCAGTTACCAACATGTAGTTGGATTTGTTGAGGGGCACGGCACAGTGCTTGACTTTGCGTGCTTGGCTTTCACCACATGCCATGCAAGTGGGTCGTGTCATCTTGGCTCGTTGGGGTTCTACGCGCACGGCATAGCAACAAGTGCAGATTGGTAAGTGGTAGTTGGTCATAGGGTTTCTCCTAGTTATTGATGGGTGTCCATCACAAAAGGCACGATTGCTCATGCCCTTCAGGATGTGCTCATTGCTGAGCGTCCTTGGCTACGATAGGGTTTGTCGGTGTGATATATCCGGCTTGTGCCGTCCCACATCCCAAGTGTTCGTCAGTATTTCTACGAGAGGACCACGCCCATTTAGGTAGTATGCGTATGCTTTGCATTTAGGGGTTTGAGTTGCTGACACTTGCCTATAACCCTACTAACCTAAATACTGGGGCTTTTCGGAGGCGATGCCTCACACCCAACGTCTATTCACCAAAGGAAGAATTCATAACCAATGTTCGGGGAGTCTTAGTGCCTCTTGTTTTTATTAGTTTGCATCTAGTGGCTTCTGCATTTGCAGCGACGGCTTGCGGTGATTGTGTGTGGTTGCTAGTCACGAAAGTCTTAAGCTTAAGACTTACACAAAAACCTAATGGATATATTGTTAGAGAACAAACCCTGCAGATGGATAAGGCTAGGGGGAAGTCGGGACGATCCCCGACTTGATATATCAATTATACCCCTTTTATAGTCTTTTGTCAAGTGGTTTCGTAGGGGTCAGGAGTCCATACTCGTACGAGTTTTTGCCGTTCGAGTTCCTTCTTTGCAGCCGCTACGATCTGATGCACGCGGATTTCCGAGATGTTGTATTGCTCTGCAAGTTCTTTTCGTGGGGCTCCGCGTAGTGCTCGGTATGCAATGTCCTCGTCCCGCGCCTTGCGTCGTTCGGCAAGTGGTATGTCTGATTTCAGGTTTACGTACGCAGGGGCTTCGGGGTGCATCAGGTTGCTGATTGCTTTGCGCACGAACTCGGCACGAGATAGTCCTTCGATGTCGGCTTGTTTGGTGATGGTTGCCCATGTGTCGTCGCCCAGTTGCAACCAAAACTTGATCGCTTGTGTGGTGGCTCCGTTGATGCCGTCTTTGTGGGAGTGCTCGAGTCGCTCGGCTACTTCGGTGGGGAACTTTAATTCGAGGGTGTACAGGTCGGGAGTTGTCATAGTAAATGCCTCAGGTGGTTGGTGATGTGGGAAGTATAGCAGGGTTATACCAAGAAGTCTTAAGCTTAAGAGTTTGGGGGTCGTGTTACAGTGTTACGAAAGGGGTGTGGTTTGTTACAGGGGGGGTGTTACGAGGGTGGATATAGGACGCATATTGCGAATCAACAACTTACGTGTTAAATCTTGTATAGGTAGGGGGTTAAATGGGCTATTGTTACGCTGTAACAGGGCTTTTGGAGAGCATGAGTCAAAAAACAATTTGTTTTAGTTTGCTATAGCTCTGACCATGAACATTAAGGGAACTATACGATTTAAGATTTTGACCATCACAACCCAAAAAGACTGTTACATTGTAACATATATATATATTATATATATCTATCTCTCTCTCTCTTGGTTTTTGAAACGCTTAGTATTACTTTTCGTGGGTGATTTGCCAAATAGTTGCGTTACGGGCTTTTGTAACAAACTGGGGTGGTTTTGTAACATTGTAACGCACCTGCTAAAACCTTAAGCTTAAGACTTTGCCCCCTCATGTCATAGTTGTGCCATCAGCCCCGTTGCCAACGCCCACGAAACCCCGCCCGAACTGGTTTGGAAATCTTAAGCTTAAGACTTTGCTGCCCTCCCTCACGCTCGCCTGCGCGCGCACTCGCTCTCACTCTCCCGCACGGTCAGACTACTATGACGCTTTGCGAACGGACACTAGGAACGCACGCAGGGAAAGTACGGACGAAAAAAAGCCACCTTGCGGTGGCTCGGTAGAAACCCTAGGGTTTACTTGTCAAGGATTGTCTCTTTGAAACCTTCGAGGGATTCGAGGCAATGGTCAAGGATTGTGGCGGCAAACTCTGTCAATCCAAGCATGCGGGCTTGGGCAAGGGCTTTGCTTAGGGTCTTGTCCAAATCGGTGCGACTTGTCGATGTGACTTTGCCTGACTTAGGGGTCGCGACTGATTCGCCCGCGCCCTCTTTTTTGTTGTTCAAGTCGCGTTGAAATGGAATCCCTTGTTCAAAGGCAATCCAAAACGCGCAAGCGTATGAAACACCAGACGATTTTGAAATATGCTTTGCTTCGACAAGCCCGTCAAATATTGCCTTGATTTCCGCGCGGGCTTCATTTGTCTTTGCATTGCCTTTCATAAAAAGTTCTTTGGGCTTGTCGCATGCGACTGTCATCGCATCCAATGCGACTTGAATTGCCTTGTCCTGATCGGTGCGTGCCTTAGCAATAGCCTTAGCTTCGCCCTCAAATGCTTTGAAAATAGAATTAACGATTGATTTTGAAACGATTGTCATTTTGATTTCCTTGAATAGAAGTGATTTAAATTGCCAGTCAAAATTAACTGACAACTGAATTACATCATGGATTGAAACGCTTGTCAATAGATACAGTTAACCTTAACCTTAAGTATTTGGGCATGGTTTGACCCCACCGCCCCCCGACCCCAAGCTGTGGCATATGGGACTCCCCCCGCGCTTTACGCTGAGTGTTGAATCCTCCAACAGCAAAATAAAACTAAACCTATACAAAATTATAAAAAATCCACTACAATCCCACCATACCCCCCACCAAGGACTGCTATGGAACAACAACGATTTGGTAGATTAATAGTGCAGAGTTTACACAGCCGGGACAAAAAATCCAACGCACGCTGGACCTGTCTTTGCGACTGCGGTAACACTAAGGTAGTGCTGGGGTTTCAACTTAAAAACGGAAACACGAGTTCGTGCGGGTGTTACGCAGCCGAGTTTCGTGCCGCACTAATTAAAACTGCTGATGAAGAACGACGTAACTACACCCACAAATCCCATGCTGCAATGCTGGCCAGATGCTACAACCCCAAACACTTTAGCTACCCTCGGTACGGCGGAATTGGCATAACTATATGTAATCGTTGGAGATTTGGTGAAAACGGTAAGACCGGCTGGCTATGTTTCTTTGAAGATATGGGACCCAAACCTACTGGACATTCCATAGACAGAATAGATAATACAAAAGGCTATAGTCCAGATAACTGCCGATGGGCGACCCAACAAGAACAAAATGCCAACCGCAGACCGTGGGGGTCTGTTAATGGAAGACGCCCCCCTACAAAATAAAACACACAAGAAAAAAATTACATATATAATCCGCAAAAACAACGGCTGCTATTCCGCCTATGTACACACCAGTTATAGATTACGACGTTCCGCTTGCGAACTACTCCCCGACATTCGAGTCGCTGGAGACCCGCGTGGCTGCCGCCATGTCCGCGTTAGTAGATACTAACAACTTGCCACCCCCAAACGAAATATCCGAAACGGACAAACACAAAGCCCGCGAAGTGTTCATGGGGAACGAGTTGGCGTCTGACGAGGACTTGTCCTCTCCCGGTATGGTGGTGTATCTGCAGTCCCTGCTATCTGAATACGATCAGGTGGTCATTAAGTCCGCCCAGCAACTCAGGACCTATGTAACTAATAAACTGCTGTCTGAAACGGCAAACCCTGACCCACGTATCAGGATGAAGTCACTGGAACTGCTGGGTAAGATCAGCGACGTTGGATTGTTCACGGACAAGACAGAAATCACAATGCGCCACCGGCCTACGGAAGAGCTAGAACAAATGCTGCGTGAACGCCTGACCAAAGTGCTGGAAGCAGAGGTTGTGGACAACAGTACCAAACCGACCAAGTCCCAAGTGATGATAGATATCAGCGACGTCGAAGCAATTTAACCCGGCCCACCCCCAACCCATGCAGCAAACCCTAACGCCAGAGATCATTGACCGGATTTCTAAAAAGCTGCCTGCAGATGAGGCGGCAGAGCTACTTGCCATGTTTGCAGAACTGGATGGTAGGAAACGCCAGACCTTGGCCCAGAACGACTTTCTGTCGTTTATTGCTGCTATAGATCCCAACTATAAGTTTGGTACGCACTTAAAACGGCTTGGGACCCTGCTGATGGAGGTAGAAACAAACGAGAAGAACCGGATTGCGGTGTCTATGGCACCTCGTATGGGCAAATCTCAGATGATTTCTATCTACTATCCGGCTTGGTACTTGGGAAAACACCCCGACCACAAAGTAATTGTTGCTTCACACACTGCAGATTTGGCGGTTGTGATGGCCCGTAAGGTGCGAAATCTGATTAATACGGCTGAATACAAGGAAATTTTCCCCCAAACTAACATTGCAGCGGACGCAAAGGCGGCTGCGCAGTGGAATACGACCAAAGGTGGCGAGTATTTTGCGATTGGTGTGGGTGGTGCGTTGGCCGGACGGGGCGCTCACTTGATTATTGCCGACGATCCGTTGTCTGAGCAGGACATTAAGGCTGGAAACACAACTTCCCTTGATTCGGCGTATGAGTGGTTTAGTGCTGGTCTGCGTACTCGACTCATGCCAGAGGGGAAAATCTGTGTATTACACACAAGGTGGCACCAGCGGGACCTGATTGGCAGACTAATTAAAGACTCGGCCATGAATGAGGGCGGGGACACGTACGAAACCTTTGAATTCCCTGCCATTTTGAACGAAGGTACGGACAACGAGAAGTCAATCTGGCCAGAACAATGGTCAATCGAGAGTTTGCAACAGACCCGGGCGTCAATGCACCACATCATGTGGCAGTGGTACGCTCAATACCAGCAAAACCCAACAGCAGCCGAAGCTGCGATCATAAAACGGGACTGGATACGCTGGTGGACCAAGGATGACCCGCCTAAAATTGACTTCATTGTGCAGGCGTTTGATACGGCGCTCACTACCAAGGCGCGGTCTGACTTTTCCGTGTGCCATACGTGGGGTGTGTGGGAGAATGAGGAAGATGGCACGCAGAACGTGATCCTTTTGAACAAAGTCAAGGGGAAGTACGAGTTTCCTGAGCTAAAACAGATGGCGCACGAGCAGTATAAAGACTGGGAGCCTGACAGTGTGATTGTTGAGGCCAAGGCCAGCGGTCAGCCACTCATTGACGAGATGCGCAGGTCAGGTATATTTGTGCAGGACTTCAGTCCCGGCAAAGGGCAGGATAAAATCGCTAGGCTAAATGCCGTGGCAGATATGTTTGCGTCAGGACACGTTTGGTTTCCCGAGAATGCGTGGGCTGCGGCCACTGTGGAGGAGATTTTGGCGTTTCCCGCAGGCGAGCACGACGACGAGGTGGACACAATGACACTGGCGTTAATGAGAATTCGCAAGGGTGGGCTATTGCGCTTGAGCAGTGACCACGAGGATAATGACCCCTATTACGCGGGCCGTCGCCAAGCGTATTACTAAGGACTAAATAATGGCTACTAATATGTTCCCCTCAATGAACCCAGCGCCGCTTGGGTTGGATGCACTGGCCCCTGAGATGGATGAAGGTCCCGGGCTTGAGATTCAGATTGAGAACCCAGATGGTGTGATCGTCGGCATGGACGGCGTTGAGATTGACTTGATGGACCTTGCCACCGGCGATAAAGGCGAGGATGACTTTGACGCTAACCTTGCTGAAGAAATGAACGAGGGCGAGTTGCAGAAAGTTGCCAGCGACTTGGTTGAGATGGTGGATGCAGACATTTCCGGTCGCAAAGACTGGGTTGAGATGTATGTCAAAGGTCTAGACGTTTTGGGGATGAAGTATGAAGAAAGGACAGAGCCTTGGCTCGGCGCTTGCGGAGTTTTCTCGACTGTACTCACCGAGGCCGCTGTTCGCTTCCAGTCTGAAACTATCATTGAAACGTTCCCTGCTCAGGGTCCAGTCAAAACCGAGATTATCGGCGCAATTGATAAACTTAAAGAAGAGGCGGCGGAAAGGGTTCGTGATGACATGAACTACCAACTCACGGAGGTAATGTCTGAATACCGCCCTGAGCACGAGAAGATGCTGTACTCCCTTGGTTTGGCGGGCAGCGCGTTCAAGAAAGTTTACTACGACCCCGGTCTGGCGCGTCAAGTGGCGATATTTATTCCCGCTGAAGACATTATTATTCCGTACGGGGCGTCGAGTTTGAAGACATCTGACCGCGTGGCACACGTCATGCGTAAGACCAAGAACGACATGAAGCGTCTGCAGGTAGCGGGCTTTTATCGTGACGTTGAGTTGGGTGAGCCACAGATTATCCACACGGACATTGAGAAGAAGAAAGCAGAAGACCAAGGCTTTAGCCTGACGGACGATGACCGCTATCAGATTCTTGAGATCCACGTTGACTACGACATGCCGGGTTACGAGGATGAAGATGAGATTGCACTGCCGTATGTGGTGACAATTGATCGCGGCACTAACAAAGTGTTGGCCATACGCCGCAACTGGAACCCAGATGATGAGCGCAAATTAAAACGCGACCACTTCGTACAGTACACATACATACCCGGCTTTGGTGCGTATGGCCTCGGGCTTATTCACTTGATCGGTGGCTACGCACGCGCAGGTACATCCATCATCCGTCAACTCGTGGATGCGGGCACACTGTCTAATCTGCCCGGTGGCTTGAAAGCTCGTGGTTTACGTATCAAGGGAGATGACACTCCGATCAACCCCGGTGAGTTCCGAGATGTAGACGTGCCAAGCGGATCGGTGCGCGATAACATCATGACACTGCCATACAAAGAGCCGTCGCAAGTCTTGCTCTCCCTGTTGAACCAGATCACTGACGAGGGCAAACGCCTTGGCTCTATTGCTGATATGACCATCAGCGACATGGGTGCGAATGCTCCGGTAGGTACCACGCTTGCGCTACTTGAGCGCCAGTTGAAAACAATGAGTGCGGTGCAAGCGCGAGTGCACTACAGCATGAAGCAAGAGTTTAAACTTTTGCGCGACATCATCCGCGACTACACACCAGATCAGTACAGCTTTGATCCGACAAGCGGCGACCGCATGGCTAAGCAAGAAGATTACGACATGGTGGATGTGATCCCCGTGTCTGATCCAAACAGCGCGACAATGGCGCAGCGCATCATGCAGTACCAAGCGGTAATGCAGTTGTCGACACAGGCTCCGCAGATTTATAACTTGCCTATGCTGCACCGCCAGATGATTGAGGTGCTTGGTGTTAAGAACGCGGACAAGCTTGTGCCAACTGATGACGACATGACACCACGCGATCCTGTCAGTGAGAACATGGCCTTCTTGAATGGCAAGCCCACTAAAGCGTTTATCTATCAAGACCACGATGCACACATTGCTGTTCACACCAGCATGATGCAGGACCCGCTCTTGATGGCGCAGATTGGGCAGAACCCACAAGCTCAGAAGATGATGGCCGAGATTCAAGCGCACGTCTCAGAGCACTTGGCGTTTGCGTACCGCAAGAAAGTCGAGGAGCAGCTTGGCGTGCCACTGCCACCACCCGACGAAGAGATGCCAGAAGACGCAGAAGTTATGTTGTCTCGTTTGGTTGCGCAAGGGGCCCAGCAGTTGCTGGCTGCAAATAAAGGTCAGGCGGCAAGTCAACAAGCTCAGCAGATGCAGCAAGACCCAGTCATGCAGATGCAGCAGGCTGAACTGCAGATCAAGAAACAGGAAGCTGACACTAAGGCTAAGAAAGTTGAGGGTGACTTGTTACTTAAACAAGCTGAGATTGAGCTTAAGGCGCAAGCCCAAGGTAGCCAGAATCCTGACCCAGTGATGTTGGCCGAGCAGCACCGCATGGAGATGCAGATGCAGATGGACCGTCACGCACAAGAGATGCAGGCTATGCAGCAGCAACAACAGGCGGCGATGGCTCAGCAACAGCAAGCTATGGCGCAGGGTGGACAAGTACATGCCCAGAAGTTGGCCCATGGTGGACAGGTACACCTGACAAGTTTGCAGCAGAAAGATATGGCGCACATGCAGAAGATGCGCCACGCTGCGATGGCGGCTGAGAGAGCGAACAACAAATCAATTGAAAAGGATGAATGATGGCTAATTTGCTTGAGGTGTTAAACAAGAAACTTGACGAACACGTCAAGCAGTTAGTCGATGTTGTCAGTGCTGGTGGTGCTAAATCCCACGATCACTACAAAGAACTGTGCGGGACTATCCGAGGTCTGCAAACCGCCCAGTACGAACTTGCTGACCTCGTGCGAAAAACTAAGGAATATGAAGATGACTGAATTCGACGTTAGTGCGGTCGATCTGACGGGATTGCTAAACACATCCACGGAAGAGAAAGCCAAACAAGTGCCGGACCCCGCAACGTACCACTTGTTGTGTATGCTGCCAAAAGCTGAAGAAGAATTTAGCGAGACTGGGATTTTAAAGTCCGCCACAGCTATGTACCACGAGGAGCTTCTATCCCCCGTGCTGTTTGTCGCAAAGATTGGTCCCGATGCGTTCAAAGACCAAGCCAGATTCCCGTCTGGTCCATCATGCAAAGTTGGTGACTTTATTTTGGTTCGTCCAAACACCGGCACCCGCATGAAAATTCATGGCACCGAATGGCGTCTAATTAACGATGATTCCGTACAAGCCGTTGTGCAAGACCCTCGTGGTATCCAACGTCCAACATAAGGAGTAATCATGACTGAAGTTGAAAAAACAGAATTTGAGTTTCCTGATGAGGTCGAAGTCAACACCCGTAAGGGGGGCAGGGTTGTAGAACCCGAGTCCGACGCGCCGGAAATTGAAGTTGTAGATGACACACCTCCAGAGGATCGTGGCCGCAAACCCATGACTGAGCCTCCCAAAGAGGTGACGGACGACGAGTTGTCAAAATACGACGAAAGTGTTCAAAAACGCATAAAACACTTCACAAAAGGCTATCACGACGAGCGCCGAGCTAAAGAATCGGCAGAACGTGAGCGGGAAGAAGCACTGCGATTTGCCCAATCTTTGGCTGAAGAAAACAAAAAACTCAAGGGTTCTGTCAATCAGAATCAGACAGCTTTGTTGGAACAAGCCAAGAAAGTGGTGGCCAACGAGCTTGATACTGCAAAACGCCAGTACAAAGAAGCGTATGAAGCGGGTGACTCTGACGCTCTGGTAAATGCCCAAGAAGCGCTTACCTCAGCCAAGATGAAAGCGGAAAAAGTAAATAATTTTCGTCCAACCCCTTTACAGGATACAGAAACTCCTGTACAAATCACCCAACGGCCCCAACCGGCTGCACCCGTAGACGACAAACTGCTTGCATGGCAAGACCAAAATCAGTGGTTTGGCTCTAATAAACGGATGACAGCTTATGCCCTCGGATTGCATGAGGACTTGGTAGGGGAAGGGATTCCGGCAGGCAGTGAGGAATACTACAAACGTATCAACACTGACATGCGCGAAAGGTTTGCCGACCAGTTTGGAGTCGACGAACCCGCTGATGCGAAACCTCAGCGCACCAAATCCAACAATGTTGCACCTGCAACGCGTAGTACAGCACCGCGCAAAATCGTGCTTACGCAAACACAGGTGAATCTCGCCAAACGGTTGGGAGTTCCTTTGGAACTGTATGCCCGTAAGGTTGCTGAAGAAATGAGGAAAATATAATGGATAAATCTACACGACCAAGCCGTGATCTTACAACCCGCGAAGTGGCGGAACGTCCAAAACAATGGATGCCCCCCAAACTTCTACCCGATCCGAATCCGGAAGAGGGTTATGCG